GGTAATAATTTATTCAATGATTGTTTAGTACATAAAAGAGCAACAACATTATCATAATGATGGTCAGTATTATTTGGGTTAAAATTAACTTTTATCCTATTAACACCACCACCTGGATTAGGTAATATTGGGTTTGTTTCATCAAAATATTTTGCCTTGGTATTAAACAAATTCATTCTTCCCGAGAAAGTTAAACTTGTTGAAAAATTTACGTAAGACGCATTATTAGGATATCTAATTTGGGGTGTAGCATTTATTCTATTATCATTTATTGCCTGAGGAGGACTTGAAGGCGGATTTATAGGTTCTCCGGCTAAAATTGATGTAATTATTGTTTTATAATCATCAGTACCACCAATTAAATCCCCATCATAAGTATTTCGACTTGACAATTTAACCAATTGTACACTACCACTTCCAATACAATTACCATTTTGTTCTTGAGTTTCATCATCTATATCAGTTTCAGATGAAATGTCTGCCGTTACCAGACTACCATCAACACCACCTTGCTCTAATGAACAATCACACATAGAACAATCAGGATATAAAATTAAAGGTAATTGCATTGGTGTACAGTTATCAACAACTTTTCGTTTCCACCAACCGGCAATAAGAAACATAACAACAGATGCCGCCGCGTAAGCCGCACCAACCGCCACTAATCCTGTAACAGGTGGATAAGTACTAAACGCTGCAATAATATATAGAAGTGCCCAAGCCGCAAAATAAGCCCCAAGAAGTAAGAAAAAATACCATATTAAATAAACCGCGGTATATAATACGTGTAAGACTATAATAATCACCCATACGATTGACCTAATAATTACCGATAAGACGTTAAATAAAATATAAACAATGTCAAATCTAAAATTAGCGTCATTAACAGGAAATTTATAATTTTCAGTATTACAGTCATCTTGCGATACCGCTTTAATACCAACAAAGTTATCAGGAAATAATCCGCCTCTAAACCTATCAATCATTTGAGACACAGTATAAACTTTATTGTATTGCATTAAATAAAATCTATCCTCACAATCAATAGCCTCTTGAATCATTTGTTGACCCAAAGCTGTGGTATCACCATAATCATCCCAATCTAAACTAAATGCGTAAGATTTTAATGCGTATTGATATCCAATACCACCATTTGTTGGGTCACTTCCCGGAGATGACCAACCATATTCTTTAATATTTGGAACTAAATAATAACCTCGTCTAAGTTCTTCAGATAGTGATGGTGATTGACTCCATTTAACCTTAAAACGATATTTACCTTTAGTTGGTATACCTTTTTTAGGGTCGTCAGATATTGTTAACTCACCAAACTCATTAGTAATTAAATAATCCAAGTTCATTGGTACGTCTAATAAAAACGCACCATTATCGTCAATTACAACACCACCTTGTTCTAAATCAAATAACTCCAAAGTTGGTCTACCCATAGGGTCTTCATTAATTGTTTGTCTAATCGCTAATATTTCACCAGGCCCAACCGTTAAGTTACATAAACCACCCAATTTCCATTTAGGATTACAATTAGTTCTTAATGGTGCAGAATCAATACTTGATATTAATGACCCCATAAAAATCGCGGTAGGAGTTATATTAATATTAGATTCGTTACTTAAATCAAAATCTGTTCGACAAATACCTATATTACACACTTCTGATTGACCCCATAATGGTTCGACAACAACAGTTCTATTAAAATTAACTATTTGTGGTAATTCTCGTAAATTTGTTGATTTTTTGAATTTGGTTCCATTAACCTGAGCCTGCGTTGCAATACCCATTCTAATTAAATCTTGAGGTGATAATGAAAATTCACCAATGTCTGACAAATCAACATCTACTGAAAGAATATGGGTTCCAACAGGAACTCCAAAAATCATAAAATCCCCACTATCGTTAGTTACTGCGTTATATTTGTAATATTTATCATAAACCTCAATTAGTGTTGGGTTTGTTAATACGTCTGTTCGATTAAAAAATGTTCCTGTAGGGGTATGATTACTATATGATGGTTCATATGGTAATAGATTATATCTATAACCATCATCATTAACATCGGTTATTGATTTATAAGGGTATATTTCAGAAATAACCGGATTTAATTCATCCTCATCAGATAATGGAATAAATATTGATATTTTAGCGTTTGGAATACCAAAACCATTATTAACACTAATACGTCCAATAATAACTCCGTAATCTGAGCAAACTCTTGTGTATATATCACTTTGTAATACTTTAAGTGATAATATCTCAAGATACTCAAATTCTTGGTTAATTGACACATTAATTGACTTGTTAATACCTAAGTCAGTTCTTATTCTATATGAATTTGGCATAATATTCTTTTCTTGATAAATAGTTTATATACTATTTTCAAAAGGTAATTGAAGTTAAAATAAAATAAATTCTAATAAAAACTTATTTTGTTAAAAGTTTAACGGGGTCTTCATTATTAGATAAGTAATTTTTGATAATATCACCAATTTTAATTGCCATTATATTATCTATTGTAGTATGTGTTGTGGAATTAACGGGTATGTTAATATAAGTAGTTTTCTTATTTTTAGAATCCTTTGAAATTTTTCCACCCGCGTTTGTAAAGAAAATATAGTTATCCGCCCATTCTTTTGATGTGAAATTTATTGCGTATTTTACATTATCTTTAACCGTATAATTATAATTATTGTATTTTTTACAAGCACTATCTAAAAAGATTACTAAATCAACAGTTTTCTTTTCTAAATATAATTTATCTAAAACTTGTGCAACATTATAACCACCAAGACTATGCCCAACTAATATAACTTTACCATTTGGTTTGAACATTCTAAAATACTTTACAGTTGTGTAAACTTCTTGAGGAGATAAATTAAAACTATGAGAACCAACATAAGTTAACACTGTAGTATTTTTAGTGGTTAATCTTTTTTCTACACCACCTAAAGCATCAACATCACGACTTCGGGTAACATCTATTTGAGTTTTATTATTTGGTATGTAGTCGGTTACCGGCCAATTAGCTCCTTCCATAATAATAACCAAATTATCAGTATTTTCGGTGTAATAATTTAATTCATATTTAGCAGCTTCAAATTGTCTTCTTTGAATTAATATTGCAATTTCAGTCATTGTGAAAATAAAAAATAAACCGGTAAAAAAATATATAATTTTTCTTTTATCAGTTTTTAATAGAATTCTAAAATAAATTAAAGTAATTAAACTAAAAATAAGTCTAATGTTTAAGACAAACCCAAAAAAAAGTGATTGAGCCCAAGTACCGTGGTCTCCTCTTAAATTATCCAAAGATAAAATTGAAAACCCATCTTTTATAAATTCTAAAATTTGTGTAATATATTCCATAAAAGTAATCGTAACACATTTTTAATTAAAATAAATAATTACGAGAAATTTATAGTTTTTAAGTTTTTAACTCTAATGTTGATATCCTTACCCGGATATCTAACTTGATAAATCTGACTAGGTTCTGCAAAAATGGTATCATCAACCAATTCTATTTGTTTAGTTTCTGAATCTAAGTATCTTTGAGATGTTTGTGATGATGAATATTCCCCACCAACTTTATTAAAGAAAATAATGTCTGATAACGAAATTACCCCATTTTCACTTTGGATTAAACGTCTTAATTCCGAAACATTAACATTCTGACCCATTTGTCTGTTTGTTGGTTCAAAGAATGTTGTAATAAGATTAATAACTTGTGAAATTACAGTACCTTGGTTTTGACTATTATCTAATACAATATCAACATTAACCCCTAAATCAATTACATTTGCAGTTTCAATTGATACATAATCATTAATCATTCGATAATTTGATAGATAATTTGCCACGTTATTTTTCAATGTATTTGAAATAACATTAGTTAAGTTACCATTTTCATCATATGATAACATTTGTACTTTAATTTTATTATTTTCTTCAGTAATCGATACTTTTGCCGGAGCTCCAAATTGTGATGGCATTGTTCTAATAATTGAATCATAATCATTTACTGTAACAGCTCTTTGTTGTGCCGAGAAGTTAAACGCCACTAAGTTTCTTACTTCTTCAGTTGTTGGATAATTTGCCCCACCTATTGCCGCAGTTACGTTAGTACAAGATAATGAGTTAATTACACTTGTATTTTGACTTTGACTTGGTCCGTTAACAAAGAATGAAACAGTTCCAATTTGAGTAATTGCATTAACACCTAAATTACTTCCGGTACCACCACCAATTCTATATTGTACAAACAATGTTGAATTAGCTTTTAATGTACTACCTAATGCTAAGTTATTTGAGTATTTATATAAATTCAAATTATAACCATCTCGGGCAAATTCTCTCAATTGTTCATCAGCCGATTGATTACCACCACCAAAAGTCATTTTTAAGAATCCTTCCGGAGTAAATTCTGTAATAAATTTACTACTCGTTTCAATGTACTTACCTACCTTAATACCGGGTTGGTCTGACACTTTAGTTGGGTCTTCAACAAATACTCTACTATCAGCCAAAGCATTTACCTCATACCATCTATTATCTAAACCTAAAAATTCTTGAACTGAAGGTACATTAGAATATTGTGTACTATCTTTTAATAAAACACTAGTTACACCTAAAACATTCTTTTCAGGTAAGAATACTTCTAAAAATGGTCTAACATCGTTAGCTGTTACAACTTTTTTGAAAACCTTTGTTATACCATTAACAACCGTTTCTCTTTTAATAATTGTATAATTGATTAACGTGTTATTTGAATCAAAATTAGGTATTTTTAATCTATTAGGGAATCCCTCTGCACCAATTGGTGATGAGAAGTCGATATCATATACAGTTTCAAATATTTGACCGGCACCACTAACTTGTGAACCTCTACGTAATATACCACAATATCTTAAATCTTCTTTATCACCATATGCCGGTACTGTAATTGAAAAATCAATTAAAGCAACTGACGGTCTTTGTCCCGGAACTTTTAATCCGTATGTTCTTGCAATATTGAAGATTGATGACCTTTGTTGTGCGTATTGTAAAACAGTCTCTTGGATACTTCTATCAATGTTAAATTGTAAGTTATCTGTAACCGCAGCATTTAAGTCCAATAACACCGAGAAAACCCCTGCATCATTAAAGTTATCGATTAATTCAGGATAATAAGTTCTTGTGAAATTTATTAACTCTGTTCTTATTGATTGAA